ACATTGTACTCGGGATTATATTTCTCTATCCATTGATTTGTTTTTGATTCAAATTCACTCTCATCACATTCATCCAGTTCTTTAATCATAAAGTTGTGAGTGCCATATTCTCTGAATGCCTTGTGTAATGGTTCAGAGGACATTCGCTTGGATCTTTCTATGTGTTGTACCCATTCTTTGTTCATTGCAAGTGTGGTGTTTCCTACGTATTTGTATCCATTTTGTTTGTTAATGATCGTATAGATGATTCCTCTGCTCATTTGTATTGTAGATAATGTTTTTTATTTATGATAGAGAATGCTTATTTTATAGTAGATAATGCTATTGTGGAAAACTCTGTGAAATCTGGGGAAATTATGGAATCTGTGGAAAAAATATTAAAGAGTAGATTGTTTTAATGTATAAATATTAACTATTTTGTTCTATAAGTTCTTATACTACCTTATAAGTTCTTATACTACCTTATAAGTTCTTATACTACCTTATAAGTTCTTATAAATGTCCGATTCTTATAATAAATGTCCGATTCTTATGCAAGTTTGGCGAGCGTACCATAAGACGCACAGTTTGTCAAGCCCCAGGACACCAAAAAAACTGGCACAAGGCGTCGAGACACTCATATAATGTTAGCGTTATATAACATTTCATTATCATAAGACCTATATATTCTTATGTGAATCTCGACGAGACTGGCACATGTGCTTGAATCTAGTCGAGATTTATGCTATAATACACACAGTTATCTCGACGAGTTATGTACGACGACTACGATCTCGACTATACATACAGCAACGATTATGCAGGTCTCGACGAGGATACGTATGCCGAACTAGGCACATCAGATCTCGACGAGGATTATGCACGAGATGGGCAAGATTACGAATCGCTTGCATATCGCCATTATGCATGATAGAATCTAGTACATATTACATCGAGTTCTTATGCTAATGCAGAAACGCAGAGTCATTGTTACTCTAGATATAGATTGCTATGATGATCTAGATGTACATGATATAGACTGGAAAGACCTTCTACAATTGGAGGGTGACGAGAATGTACATGTAAGCACAAAGGAGTTTGATCCGTTTTGAAATTCTTCATTGATGAGAACTGGGTTTATTTCTATAAGAACGCAGCACTATATAAGAGCCCTGTGGACTCCTATGGGTTCTTTAATACAGAGCATGGTGTACCTGTCGATTTTTGTCAAGAGGCAAAAGATTATGGGAGGGCACCACAATTGGAAAGACTGAGGAGTCTCCTTATGCCAAAACCCGAACTGTCCGATGAGGTGGCACAGACCCTGGTGTTCTGATGTACATTGACCTTGTTCAACACCTGAACCACTCATGACCATCTACACAGACAACGGTTTCGCCAATCGCACTGAGTACCTGAACGAACTCCGTGAGGAGTACGGAGACCTTGTGGACATCCTCATCGGTGTGCTACCATCGTCTGAGGACTTCGACGGTCTTGTAATTGCTCTGGAAGACGCTCTGGAGTCTGGAGAGTACGCAGACCTCCTGTGACACTCTGAGAACTGTCCACGGGGCACACAGACACCTCTCTGAGTGCCCTATAATTCCTTCAGTCACCAAAACACCATGGCAACTCGCTCACGCATCGGCATCGAACTTCCTGATCATTCTGTGGTTAGTGTCTACTGCCACTGGGATGGTTATCCTGAAGGCAATGGCAAGACCTTGGTTCAACACTATCTGAACCGTGAAGATGTACAAGAACTCATCGACGGTGGTTCAATGTCACATCTTCGAACTCGTGGCGAATGGAACTCCAAGGCACTCAGAGATGAGAAAGGGGAATGGATCTGTGATGCCGCAGGTTATCTGAAGTATGAGAATGATCGTGAACCTCAACCACTGTATCATACAGAACGTGGTGAAGAACTCAACATCATGCACTCTAGTTTCGACGAGTTTGTATCGGGAAATCTTGGTGGAGAAGAGTACGCTTATCTGTACAATCTCGACGATAACTGGAAGTGCTATAAGATTAACTATAAGGCACCTGTAGAACTCGTCGAGATTCCTAACTATGTGACAGCATAAGTATTGTCACAAGGGTCTTGACAATCTAGTCGAGACCCACCTATGCTGGTTTAGCAATCTGGTGAATGCACCCGACTCATAATCGGATATAGGCGAGTTCAATCCTCGCAACCAGCACTTGACAATCTAAGCAAGACCTGCTATGATTGTCACATACCACGGGGCGGTGGTGGAATCGGTAGACACACCAGACTTAAAATCTGTTGGGCTTATGCCCGTGGGGGTTCAAGTCCCCCTCGCCCTACTGGCACACAGTGTGCCTATTATCCTACAAGATCCAAAACAACATCATGCGTAACTTCAAGATCAACAGCACTGCCATCTCTGACCTGAGCGTGGACGGTGATCAGGTGAGCATCCAGTTCACCAGCAGCGACAAGCAGTACACCTTCCGTGCTGCCGATCCTAACACCTTTGTTTCAGACCTGGAGCAAGTGATCTCTGATCCTGAGGGTTCGGTGGGTTCCTACATCCACCGCGCCCGCAAGAGCGAGCAGCTTGTGGAAGTCTGATAACTGGCACAATGGGGGGTGGCAACACCCCTTTTTTGGTCTTATAGTTCCCTTGTCCACAACCACACCTCTCATGGAATTTGACACCGATTTCTGGTCTGAGATTCAGGATGCTCCTGGTGAGATCTTCGACATCCCTGAACTGCGGGATGATGATGAGGATGAGCAGACCTGGAATGAGTTTGTCAACAGCAATGTGACACTCTGAGCACTGGTACAGGGGGGTTGACATGCCCCCCAATCCGTTCTACATTACCTTTGTTCCTGAGACACCAACCCCATGGCAGACACACTCTCCAAGACCATCTACCGCCAACTCTTCACCGAAGATCAGTGGAATCTGATCTACAACTTCATCGGTAATGCACTCGATGATGATCTGTTTGATGCGGGTGATGTTTATGCCATTCGCAACAAGATTCATGCACTCTTTGATGAGGAGGATTGATGGTAACATTGATTCTGGGTGGAGTAATTCTCTCCACCTTTTCTATCTTCTGGTATCTTGAAGACCGCAGCGGTTATGGCGGTCTTTATGATCCTTCATCCGTTCATCCTCCTGATAAAAAATGACACCTGACACTCTGAACTTTACTGGCGATGCTGTCACCTTCCTTGGTTTGGTTGGTGTTCTTTCAACGGGCATTATCGTTCTCACTGCTTTCCGTCGCTACTACAATTCTCCTCTTCGGAAATGACTAACCGAACAGAACTTGAGTGGTTTCTGAAAGAGAAGTGTCGTGAAGATCCTGACCTTTTAGATACTATCATCAGTGAGTATGTTTGGAACATGAGTGAGAGCAAACTCACTGAACTTGAGGACTTTCTTTCTAACAACTTCGGAGACGATTGATGAACCGTTCTGAACTGCAAGATGCTCTCATTCAGCAGATGCTGGATGACATGGATCTGAAGACAATGACTCAACTTTGCTATGATTACCTCGACGAAGGTTATGCAAAGTATTCTGATGAGGAATTGATCACTGAGTGTGAAGAATACTATCCCGAACTTCTGGAGGAATCTAACTGATGACCAAACAACTTCTGATCTCTCAACTTCGTCAAGGTAAAGATGGGAACGACATCCTTTCAATTCTTGATGCACTGTGTTCTGGGATGGACTCTAGTGAATCTCGTCAAGATAATGTTCCAACCTTAGACGAGATCCAGTTCTAGAAACTCGACGAGATGTGCCACTTCTCATAGTGGCACATTCATTCTCGACGAGCACAGGCACATCGACTAGATTACACACATCGAGATCGAGATCCATGCAACCTGCAACAATCACACCAATCTCACGCAAGGCAAAGAATCGTTTCGCCAACCTGATGGACAGCAATCCCCATTGCACTATCGAGCAGCACAAGGGAGGAAAACTGTTCATTGCATCTCAGAATCGCATGAACTTTTTTTGGGCAGCACTTGACAACGACCCAGACTGGATGGTAAAATTCTGATCATAAGGGGAATGAGATGCGCCCCGCTCTTAAGAAAAGACACTCGATGAGTAGAGAACAGATAATCATAGCATAGTGTAGGGTGATGTGAAACAGAGGATCAGGGTGGTGCCTGATCCTTTTTACTATTCTTAACGTCTTATTATTTCAAGGCTGGAGCAGTGGC